CGATGAACATGGCGTGGTGTGGTCGCCTACGTCACTGGGGCAAGAGTGGTCCGAGTACGCATGATGTTCCGCCGCACCCGCTGTGCTCACTGCAAAGCCAAGTTCAGCCCCGAGCGGATGAATCAGGTTGTGCACGTCGAGTGTGTGGAGGCATGGGCCATCGCACAAGCAGCCAAGCGCGAGCGGGAAGAGGCCAAGCGGGCCAAGGTGCAGGCAAGGCTAGACCGGCTGCATGTGAAGGCAAGGAAAGAGGCCATCAAGCGCATCCCCGACCTGATAGCCGAAGCACAGAAGGCATTCAATGCATTCATACGGGAGCGTGATCGCGATGAGCTATGCATTTGCTGTGATGGGGCCTTGGGTGCCGTGGCCGGTTCTACCGGTGGCACCTTCGACTGCGGGCACTACCGTTCAACAGGCAGTGCTCCGCACTTGCGGTTCAACGAGCACAACGCCCACGCGCAGCGCAAGCAGTGCAACCGATATGGAGCGGGTCGCGCGGTGGATTACCGCATCGGTCTGGCCCGGCGAATTGGACTGCCGGCCGTTGAAGCCTTAGAGGCTGACAACCGCGTCCACAAGTGGGAGCGGGACGAGATGCGCGCGATCAAGGCGACGTATGTGCAGAAGTTGAAGGATCTGAAGAAGGAGCGGGAATGAAGTCATACAGGGAAGACATCCCCGACATCGTCGTCAAGACCATGGAGGCGGGTTTACGCGGAGAGAAGTTGCCGAACTTCGGCGATCTTCCTCCCGACGTGCTGGCAGTTGTGAACGCGGTCTACGACGCGGCGCGCAATCGCAATGCTGGCGAGCGCATTCGCGCTACGAGGGTTCGCTAGTGGCCTGCTCGCGCTGCGGATCTGACGACCACAACCTATCAGGCTGCAAGTGGCCGAGCGTGAAGCCGCGAATCCGGCGCGTGATCTTCAATATGTGGGTGTGCCGCACGTTGAACACGCCTTTGATATGGCCGGGGCTGGGCTACACCCCGCGCGACGCATACGAGGACTGGAAAACGCTCAACAAAAAGGATCAAACATGCGAGCAGAGTACGGAGTAATGGTTAGCCGCCCCAAGCTGGCTATCGACTTTCACGCAGTGGAGGAAAAGCACTGGGCCATTCACGCCAGGCTGGAGAACTGGGCACGGTGGCATTGGGATCGCCCGGGCGGCAGTGCATCGCCTATGTTCCGGCTCTACAGGTCCAGCAACACCCGTAGGGACTACGGCTCCACCACCATCACGTCCGTGGACAAGATGGATGCGCAGAAAATAGCCAAGGCAGTTGCAGCGCTGCCGATGCGCCACAGGCTGGCCGTCTGCTGGTGCTACCTGAAGCCTGTCAATCCAGCCAAAAAGGCCAGAGAACTGCAGATCACGACGAAAGAACTGTGGTCATTGGTGTGTGAAAGTAGGCAAATTCTGGTGAACAAAGACGCTTGACGCGGATGTTTCTTGTGTGATAGCATGCGGCAACTGCTGATTGGGCAGCCCTTCCGATTCCGGAGGTGGCAGTGTCCCTAAAGTTCAGTTGTCTGAAGCCTCCGTTCTGGGGGCTTTTCAATTCCCCTCGCTCTCCAAATCCCCGGTCATACCGCAGCATCCTGACTGCGCCAGCCACGGGTAAATGGCTGGACTAATTCAGGTCACGCACTCTGACCGGCTCAGGAGAGAGTGCAAAGGGCATCTGTGCTGCCGTCAAGGTAAGTCCTCAAGCACACCACCGAACAATCCACAAGGAACTCGGACTATGGAATTCACATATGCGACTCAAGAGGCTGAAGCCCTTGAGAAATTCAGGCAGCAGTTCGAGGAAATGCCGAAGGTGCAACCGGCGGTTTCTCGTGGCATGTATGAAGAAGTCACTGGCGAACTTTCAAGGAAACTTGCTCGCGCGGAAACGAAGGCTAACGAGTTTGAATACTTGTTCTATGAACTTCGCATGCTGTATGTAGAACAGTACAGGGTAATCGCGGCGTTGCAGGCTGAGACTCTAAAACAGAGCGAGACAGAGGCTTAGCATGGCTAACGGCTTCAAGACAGGCGGAAGACAGCCTGGATCGCCCAACAAGGCTACCAAAGAGTTTCGGGAGACGGTGGGCCGCGTCTTGACTGAAAACAGCGAGAACGTCGGTCTATGGCTCACGCGTGTTGCGGATGGCGAAGGCGATGTGAAGCCTGATCCTGGCAAAGCGTTGGACCTGCTGGCCAAGCTCGCGGAATACGCGGCACCGAAGCTCGCGCGCACTGAAGTCACTGGCGAAGATGGCGGGCCGATGAAGGTCACGTTTGGATGGACGAAAGACGAATAGTCATCCCGTACAAGCCACGGGATGCGTTTCAGACCTACCACCAAGCAGACAAGAGATATTCGCTCACTGTCGCCCATCGAAGGGCCGGCAAGACAGTCGCTCGCATCAACCGGCTGATTCGCTCCGCAGCCACATGCGAGAAGGAAGCACCCAGGTTCGCATACCTCGCTCCTTACTACGTTCAGGCCAAAGACATCGCCTGGAACTACCTCAAACACTACAGCGCGCCCATCCTTGAACTGGGCGGCAAGATCAACGAGTCAGAGCTATCCGTTGTCTTCCCGCACAACGGGGCTCAGATCAGGCTCTACGGGGCTGATAACGCAGAACGACTACGAGGCTTGTACTTCGATGGCCTGAGCGCAGACGAAGCCCAGGACATCAAGCCCAGTGTGTTGACGCAGATCATTCTGCCCGCACTGTCAGACCGGCATGGCTGGCTTGACCTGAGCGGAACGCCGAAGGGCTGGGGCAACCTGCTGGGTGAGACGTACAAGAAGCGCAAGGATGATCCTGAGTGGTTCGTGCAGATCCTGCGGGCCAGTGAGACTGGGTTGATCGACCCCGACGAACTGCGCAGGCTCAGAAGCACGATGCCTGAGAACGAGTACATGCAGGAGTTTGAATGCTCCTTCGATGCTGCGATCACCGGGGCTTACTTCGCGCATCAACTGACCGAGGCAGAGAACGAGGGTCGCATCAGCGCAGTCCCGCATGACCCGATGCTCAAGACGCACACCGTCTGGGACTTGGGTATCAGCGACTCGATGGTTATTTGGTTCTGGCAGCAAGTTGGACGCGAGATCCGCGTGATCGACTACTACGAGGCTTCAGGCTTTGGTCTGGACCATTACGCCAAGGTCCTGCAGGACAAGCCCTATCTGTACGGCAAGCACTGGGCACCGCATGACATCCAAGTGCGCGAACTGGGCTCAGGTAAGAGCCGTTTAGAAGTCGCATCCGGTCTGGGGATCAAGTTCGATGTCGTGCCGAACATCCCGATCAAGGATGGCGTGGACGCAGCTAGGCTGACCATTCCACGCTGCTGGTTCGATGCGAAGAAATGCGCTGTCGGTGTGGACGCTCTCAAGCAGTACCACGAAAAGATTGATGAGAAGCTCGGCATCAGCTTCGGCCCATTGCACGACTGGACCAGCCACGCGGCAGACGCTTTCCGCTACATGGCTGTTGCACTGCAAGAGACGCGCGCAGACAAGCCTCTGAGGGATCGCCCCTCGATTGGGTGGATGGGATGAAAACAGGACTACGCAGACACGCCAGCGCATCCGCAAGGGTCCGCTATTGCCAATTGGCCGGTGTCGGCAACCTCAAAGAGATAACCAACGTTCGCGCACACGACCAGGGCAAAGGCCACGCCTCCGCTCTTCTGAAGGCTCTATGCGCAGACGCAGACAAGGACAAAACCGTGATGATCGTCAAAGTTCAACCATTCGCCGAGGGTCTTGATAGAGATGCCTTGGCGGATTGGTACGTCCGTCACGGCTTCAGCGTGCTGCAGCCTGAGCCATTGGTGATGGTGCGATGAACGCACTTGCACTGCCCCTGGCTGCTGCGTACTTTCACACCGGCCCGTATGACGTTGCGTCTGACAAGTTCATCGGCGGACAGTTGGGCTCGCTCGTGACCACGAACCTGCATCCCTTTGGCTTGATGGTCAAGGCCGACACGCCGCAAGAGTTAGAGCAGAAGGTGCGCGATGTCGGATAAAGACCTGCTCAAGGACGCGCGAGAGGCATTCGACCGCGCATCAGAGGCAGAGGCCAAGAATCGCCGCAATTGGCTCGATGACGTGCGCTTCGCACGACTTGGCGAGCAGTGGCCTGAGAACGTCAAGCGCCAGCGTGAACTAGACGGCAGGCCGTGTCTCACGATCAACCGCCTTCCCTCATTCATTCGCCAGGTGACGAACGACGCACGGCAGAACAAGCCGTCGATCAAGTTCCACCCTGTTGGCGATGGTGCAGATCAGGAGACGGCCGAGATCCTGAACGGTCTTACGCGCAACATCGAGTACAGCTCGAATGCTGATGTGGCCTACGACACGGCTCTTGACCATGCGGTTACGGGTGGTTTCGGTTACTTCCGCATCAACACCGACTATGCATCTGATGACTCGTTCGACCAGGACATTCTGATTGAGCGCATCGCCAACCCTTTGACGGTGTACGGTGATCCTGCGAGCACAGCGGCTGACTCTGCGGACTGGGACGAGGCGTTCATCACTGAGTTGTGGACGAAAGCCGCGTTCAAGAAGAAGTATCCAGGCGCTGACATCAGCAACTTCGAGACGGACGAGAAAGACCTGATGTCGTGGCAGGAGAACGACCAGATCCGCGTAGCCGAATGGTGGAAACGCACCGAAGTCCCGAGCACGTTGATCAAGGTCAGCAACGGCGTCGATGAGATGGTGTTGCTGGAAGACTCGTATCTGAAAGAGCTTCAGTTGTTCGACGTGCAGGGCTACAAGATCACGGGAACGCGCGAGACGATGGTCAAGAAGGTGTCGCAGCGCATCATCAACGGCTGCGAGATCCTGGACACGACGAAATGGGCGGGTAAATACATCCCCATCGTCCCGGTCTATGGTGATGAAGTGATGGTCGAGGGTGAGCGGCATTGGCTCTCGCTGGTGCGGTTTGCCAAAGATCCGCAGCGGATGGTGAACTACTGGCGCACCACATCCACCGAGCTGGTCGCTCTGCAGCCCAAAGCCCCATGGGTTGGACCAAAGGGCGCGTTTGACAGTGATCCGGTCAAGTGGGCATCTGCGAACACGGTCAATCACCAGTATCTGGAGTACGACGGCCCGACCCCCCCGCAGCGCCAACCCTTTGCAGGCATGCCCGCTGGAGCGATCCAGGAAGCGATGAATGCCAACGACGACATGAAGTCGATCATGGGCATCTTCGACGCTTCATTGGGTGCCAAGAGCAACGAAACCTCTGGTCGGGCCATCATGGCCCGCCAGCGTGAGGGTGACGTCTCGACGTTCAACTACATCGACAACCTGTCCCGTGCCATTCGTCATGCCGGGCGGATTCTGGTTGACCTGATCCCTCGCGTGTACTCGGCACCTCGGATGATTCGCGTGATCCATGAGGACGGATCGAACAAGACTGTTCCGATCAACCAGGAATTCAACCCTCAGATGGAACAGCAGCAGGAGGAAGGCCCGCAGGAAGAACTGCAGGAAGTCACTCGCCTGTACGACCTGACCACGGGCAAATATGACGTGACCTGTGAAGTCGGCCCGAGCTTTAACACCAAGCGTGAAGAAGCCGCGAACCAAATGACGGAATTCATGCGTGCTGTGCCGGGTGTTGCTCCGCTCATTGGCGACCTGATCGCGAAGAACCTCGATTGGCCCGGTGCTGACGAGATGGCCAAACGTCTGCGGTCCGCGCTTCCACCAAACCTGCAAGGGCCAAACCCCCAGGCTCAAGCCATGCAGCAGCAGATGCAGCAGATGGACATGCACGCTAAGGAAGCGGTTGGGCAGTTGCAAGGCCAAGTGCAGGAACTGACGCAGAAGCTGCAGGCTATGGAAGCGGATAAACAGATCGAGATGGGCAAGCTGGCGATCGACAAGCAGAACGCGGACACCAATCGCGTGAAGGCGATAAACGACCAGACCAAGACCCAGGCCGACATCATGCGCGAGCAAGCCCAGGCGATGCAGCCCAAGGAAGACACCACAGCTCCGGTGATGGGTGCAATCAATCAACTGATGACCAGCCTGCAGGAGCTTCACGAGTACAACGCCGCCCCGTCCGAGGTGGTGAGAGACCCCGCAGGCAGGGCTGTCGCGATCCGCAAGGGCAAGGCTACGCGCCAGATAGCCCGTGGGCCAGATGGCCGACCAACAGGAGTGCAGTAAATGAATGAACTAATCGGACAACCCGCCGTGATGGCTGGTCAAGCACAGCGCATCAGCAAGGCCGACAAAGACGCGGCTCTGACGCATGCGGACTTCATCGCCGGCAAAGCGGTGTTGAACGCAACGATTCAGATCACCCGCGCAGCTACCGGCAAGGTTGAGGAATACCAGATTGTCGGCACGCCGATGAAAGAAGAGGACTAAATGGCAGTCACGCACTCCACCGCGTTCCGCAACACTGTTGCCGATGCACACACGACAGCGCTGGGCGCAAGCCCCCGACTCAAGTTCCGCCTGACGGGCACTGTGGGTTCGCCCGGAACAGCAGCAGCCACGCTGATTATGAGCGCTACACCCTTCGGCGCGTCGTCTGGTGGCACCGCCACAGCCAACGCGATTGCAAGCGACACCAACGCCACCGGCAACGCGTCAGCCGTCGCTACGGCCACGTTGGAAACGTCGGGCGCTACGGTGGTAAGCCACTGTGCGGTAGCTGCGTCGGCATCAGACATCAACCTGACGAACGGCCTGACCATCGGTGCTGGTGACACGGTTGCTTGCTCGTCTCTCACTTACACGGCGATGCCCTGATCATGGCTACCTACGCTGAACTCCTCGCCATCAGGACCACGACTGGCGCCGCATTGCTCGACAAGATCAAAGTGGCCGTCATCATTTCCTGCGACAAGATCCGCCAAGAAGCTGGCGCGACCACGAACCACGCGAATCGCTTGCTGTGGGCGCGGGCGACACTGACCGACCCAGATACCGCAGCCAATCGCATGTTCTCGGCGGTACTTGCGCAGAACGTCGCTCAAACATCGGCGGCAATTCTTGCGGCCAGCGATGCGGCAGTACAAACCGCTGTTGACGCGGCCGTAGATCTGCTGGCGCAAGGATAAGAGATGGCAGCGACCAAGACAGCCCGCACGCTCCTGACATCGCAGAGCTTGGCTGCGGCTACATCCGTCAACGCGACGGAGCTGAACCTTTCGACGGCTTATGGCGCGTTAGTCACGGTCAAGATCACAAACGGCGCATCGGCTCCGACGACGGCGCCGACGATCACCTGGTACGTCGGCGAGGCGACGACGGTGAAGCGGCAGTTCTACCAAACGTCGGGCAACACAACCAACAGCAGCGTGACGGACTACGTATGTGAAATCCCTGCCAAGGCGATGTTCAACAACGTCACCATCCTGAATGGTGCAACCAACGCGATCACGGTAGAAGTCTACGCCCAGGAACTGACGACAGTTTAAGAACATGCGGTATCAACAGCCGCAGTCAGGCCCGGCCGAGCTAGCGAATCTTTCCCCCCTCACGCGAGGGCTGACGTTCGCTTACTCGGGATCATTTCGACGTGGTGAAGCGGCCTACGGGGATCAGGCGAGCGCCCTAGGATCTGGGGCAAGCGTTGTTGCTGCGCCGTTCGGGCAGGCGCTCAGATTCACCGGGGCACAAGCGACAGGTGCTGCATCATGGGGCACAGCCTATAACAGGCTGGCTGGTGCAACGTCGTTCACGGTCGCGTTCGTTGCAACTTTTGCGTCTGTCTCCTCGGGAAAGATATTAGCCAAGTGGGGTGGGGCATCTGGTAACTCTCTGCTGATTGAATTCAGCAGTAGCGGAAACATCGGCGTCATTGTCGGCAATAGTTCGAACAACAGAAATACAGGGTCAACGTCCGGCGCCCCGATTACGGCAAACAGCCTGGTTCGCGTCATCTGGACATGGGACGCGGCCAGAGCGCAGGGTAGTGGAAACGGCCACACGATCAGAATCAATGGTGTCGCCCGGTCGGTCTCTCAGTATGCGGATTCCGCGCCGCTCCCGTTGGTGGTTGCAAGCAACACGACCAGCGCATGGCAAATCGGTGTAGCGAACGACGGCACGCCGATGACCGGCGACATCTATGCACTGGATGTCTGGAGAAACGTTGTACTGAGTGATGCAGAGCAGATCGCTCTGGATCAGAATTACTGGCAGATCTACGCAGAGGACGAGGAACCTCCGTATCTGCAAACAGGTGTCGGCACGCACACCGCAATCGGTGCACTTGCGGCAGATCCTGCCACCATTGCAGGCAGTGCCTCACGGGTAGGGAATCACTCGTCCAGCGGTGCGCTGGTGGCAGGATCGGCGACGATCGCAGGCGCTGCCAATAGGCTAGCCGTCCACGCGTCATCCGGCGCATTGGCTGCTTCAGCGGCCACGGTTGCAGGGACGGCCAATAGGTTCGCAGCGCATATATCGACAGGCGTACTGACGGCAGGATCAGCCACGATTGCCGGCGCCGCGTCGCGCAGTGCGCCTGGTGTGCATACGGCATCTGGTGCATTGGCGGCGGATGCTGCGGTTATCGCCGGTAGTGCGTCCAGGCTTGGTAATCACGCTGCGACAGGTGTACTGGTATCGGGTGCTGCAGCCATTGCGGGATCTGCGGCGAGAACACCGGCACTGGTGACGCACACCGCAACGGGTGCACTGATTGCAGGGCCTGCATCGATCTCGGGCACGGCGCAGAACGGCACGATTGTTGTCCAGCAGAACTCGGGCGGCTACCTACCGAAGAAGAAGCGCTACGACTTTCTCAACCGGCCCGCCAACCTGGCGGAAGAGATCAGGAAGCAGCGCGAAGAACTGGGCATTCTCCCCAAGCCCGTGCAACTGGCGGTCAAGGCCGCAGCACGCAAAGCAGTTGCCAGGACGGTGCAGAGCGGCGAAGTCCAGCCCATCGCACCAGTCCTGAAGGACGAACTACAAGCACGCGGAGAAGCCCCGCAGGCGAACGTGATGACCGTTGCAGAGCGGGCCTATGCGGTCTATCTCGCACGCGCACAGGACCAAGCCAGGAAAGCGCAGGAGCAAGCACACCAAGCCTGGCAACAGGCAGAGCAGGACGCAGAGATTCAGCGCGTCCAGCAGATGAATGACGAAGAGGATGACGACCTGATCGAAATCCTCGCACTGATGATCTAGGGTTGTACCGCCCCTGGATAGGCATAGGGCCTTGTAAGCGGGACACGCATCCGTCGCGAGACGCTGCGAAAGGAAATCGATGGACAACACGGAACAACCTGTAGCCCAGGAATCCGAGACCCCGGAAGCGATCGAAACAGAGACGCCAGAAGCACTCGACACGGAAGTGGTTGAGCAAGCCGAAGACGATTCGGAAGAGATCGAACACGATGGGGAAAAGTACCGCCTACCTAAGAAGCTGGCTGCCCATATCAAAAATGGGACGATGTTCCAAGACGACTACACGCGCAAGACGCAGTCGCTGTCGGAGCAGAAGAAAGCCGTAGCAGAGCAGGAAACGCGGGTGCAACAGCAAGCACAGGAGCACGAAGCATTCCTGTCTGAGGTTGCAGATGTGCGGGCAATTGAAAAACAGTTGAAGCAATTTGAAGGCATCAACTGGGATCAATTGTCCGACGCCGATCCGGTCCAGGCGATGAAATTGGACCGCGCGATGCGCCAACTGCAATCCCAACGGGACCAGATGGCCGGCGCACTCACGCAGAAACAGCAGCAAAGAGCATTCCAGGCCCGCGAAGCAGAAGCGACGCAGTTGGAACAAGCCCGGCAAGCGTTGAAACGTGAAATCCCCAACTGGTCTCCTGAGCTTGCGCAGACTTTGAGGAAGCATGCCCTGGACATCGGCGTTCCCGCTGATGCCCTGGACAAACTCACCAGTCATGTACCGGTGAAGCTTCTCCACGATTCGTACACGCTCAAACAGTTGATGGCAAAGCAGACCGCCAAGCCCAAACCCGAAGCTCAGGAAAAGCCGGTCACTCGCATTGCGGCAGTGAAGAACACCGCAACACGCGACCCAGACAAACTGAGCCCAGAGGAGTGGAGCAAGTGGCGGAACGCACAAGTTAGACGCAACCGTTAATCAATTTTCTAACGCCGAGAGGCGCTGAAAGGCTTTCATGTCCAATACGATCCTGACCCCTACCGCGGTCACGCGCGAAGCACTGCGCATCCTTCATCAGAAGCTCAATTTCGTCGGGCGCATCAACCGCACCTATGACGATTCTTTCGCGAAATCCGGCGCCCGCATCGGTGACTCGCTGAAGATCCGCCTGCCGAACGAGTATGTCGTTCGCACTGGTGCCACGCTGACCACGCAGCCCACTGCGGAACTCAGCACCACGCTGCAAGTCGCCACCCAGAAGGGTGTTGACTTGAACTTCACTTCGGTGGACCTGACGTTGTCGCTGGATGACTTCTCCGCGCGCATTCTGGAGCCGGCCATGTCGGTTTTGGCTGCGAACGTGGAGGCCGACGCACTGAACATGATGCTCGACGTTTACCAGAACGTGAACAACATTTCTTCGGTGCTGACCTTCAAGCAACTCATGCTGGGCCGCAAGGTTCTGAATGATGCGCTGGCCCCGATGGACAACGACCGCACGGTGCTCCTGAACACGGGCGACAACGTTGACCTGGTGGACCAGTTGAAGGGCCTGTTCCAGGACTCGACGGCGATCAAGCAGCAGTACAAGGAAGGCTCGATGGGCCGAACGGGTGGATTCGACTTCTACGAAAACACCCTGATCCAGAACCAGACAACCGGTACGGCCGCTGCGACCACGGGCTACACCGTCAACGGCGCAGTAACCGCCAACGGCTCCACAAGCGTAACCCTGGCCGCAGGCTCCACGACTTTTGCTGTTGGCGACATCTTCACCGTTGTTGGTTGCAACCGCGTGCACCCCGAAACCAAGCAGGACACGGGCGTCCTACAGCAGTTCGTCGTGACGGCGGCGAAGACGGGCGGCGCGGGTCCGATGAGCTTCGCGCCAGCGATCTACACCACCACTGGTCGCCAGAACGTGACTGCGGGCGGTATGCCTACCGGCAATGCCGTGGTCAAGATTGGATCTGCCAGCGGCATCTACAAACCTTCTCTGGCATTCCACAAGGACGCTTTCGCCTTCGCGACGGCTGACTTGATCATGCCTGAAGGTGTGGACTTCGCCCGCCGTGAAGTGCTGGACGGCATCTCCATGCGGATCGTGCGCCAGTACGCCATCAACTCGGACACGTTCCCTTGTCGCCTGGACATCCTCTATGGCTACAAGACGATCCGTCCGCAGTTGGCCTGCCGCATCTTGAGCAACTAAGCACCTGCCCCGGCTTCGGCCGGGGTATCGCTTATGGCCATCACCAATTACACCGAGCTGCAGTCCGCAGTGATCGACTGGGCACACCGCCCTGGCGACACTGCGTTTGCCGCTCGCGTTCCCGATTTCATCTCGTTGGCAGAGACGCGGATTGCCCGCACGTTTGTCCCGCGCGGAGTAGAAATTGAAGTTGAACTGCTGATGACACCGGGCTCAAGATTCGTGGCACTGCCAGCGGATTTTGACAACCCCATCGCGCTCTGGCTGAAGGCGTGGCTTCCGCGTCAACAGTTGATGCAGCGCCCCCCCGATCAATTGCCCGTGACCGAGAACGTCTCGGGCTATCCGCAGTATTGGTCCATCGATGGAGAAAACATCGCGTTTGACCTGTTGGCGGAATCTGCATTTCCCTTCGAGTTTCGCTACACCCAGACCTTCGCGCTGAGTGATGCGAACACCACGAATTACACCCTCACGAACTTCCCCAACCTGTACCTGTTCGGCGCTCTTGTTGAGTCCTGCGGATACACCATGGAAGACGCTCGCCTGCCATTGTGGGAACAGAGGTATCAACAGGCCATGAAGGACGCCAAGGAAGACGAGAACAAGAACCGCTCCCTTGCACCGCTGGTAACTGAACTGGCATCGATCCAGCGTTCCGCACGGTTCAACATCACGCGGGGCTACTAGTGGCGCTGTTCAAGCTCTACCCTTTCACCGGAGTCAACAAGGACCTATCGAAAGAGGACTTGCCTCTTGGTTCTGTGACGGACGCGGAAAACGTGCGGTTTCGCGAGGGGTATGCGGAGCTTTTCCTTGGTCAGTCGGACGTATACCCCACAGCTCCGATTGATCCAATCTCGGCCTTCCCTGTTCGCATAGGCGCTGACCGGTACTGGATCGCGCTGAGCCAACTCAAAGCCTACTGCGTGACGGGTAGTCCTGCTGTGTGGACGGACATCACCCGTGCGACAGGCGGAGACTACGCGGCTACCCTGGACGACTGCTGGAATGGCGGAATTCTTAATGGAGTTCCGATCCTAAACAACGGTGTTGATACGCCTCAGATGTGGAGCCCGGTCGAAACGACGCAGGACCTGCAAGCCTTGACAGCGTGGCCTACGGGCTACACCGCAGCGGTGATGCGGCCTTTCGGCAATGTGATGTTCGCGCTCGACATCAACGACGGAACAGATCGTTTCCCGTATCGCGTGCTGTGGAGCCATCCGGCAGACCCTGGCACTGTTCCAGTCTCCTGGGATGTCACAGACCCGACAAAGGACGCGGGACAGTTCGATCTTGCGGGTAATGGGTTTGTCATCGATGCACTCACTCTGCGCCAGTCGCTCGTGATCTATGCCGAGAACTCGACGCACATTGCGAATTTCGTCGGCGCTCCGTTCATCTACGACATTCAACAGCTTTTCAGCAACTCGGGGATTCTGAGCAAGGATTGCGTCGTAGAGGTCAACGGCTCGCACTTCGTCCTGACCAGCAACGACTTCATCCGTCATGACGGATCGAACATTCAATCGGTCCTGGACAAGCAGACCAGGCGATACCTGTTCCAGTCGATCGATTCGGAGAGTCAGGACCGGTGTTTTGTCGTCAAGAACGTTTATTTCAATGAGGTCTGGGTGTGCTATCCAGAACTCGGTGAAACGTCCTGCACCAAGGCCCTTGTCTACAACTACAAAGACAACTCGGTGTCTTTCCGCGATCTGCCAAGCGTCACCGCAGGCAACACGGGGTTGGTGGATGACGTGTACTCGGACACCTTCGACGGTGGAGGCCCGATCCCGTTCGACATGGACACATTGCCATTCGATCAGAACGAGTTTGGCGCCCAGCTGGAAAGAACGCTGTTGTGCGCCCCAGATCGTCCAGCACTGGTATTGATGGATGCAGGCAATCTGGACTTCGATGAAGCGATCCAAGGCTCGATGGAGCGTACCGGGTTGACCTTCGACGCGCCGAACCAGATCAAGACCGTGACGCGTGTACGACCAAGGTTCAAGGCCCCTGCGGGGACCGTGCTGACTTTTCAGATCGGATCGCATCAGACCCTGGACGGTGATGTGACATGGTCGCCAGAGATCGTCTACACGGTGGGCACCGACCTTGCAGTCAACGCGTTTGCATCGGGCTATTTCCTGGCCTGGCGGATTCTCTCGACCGACGCCTACCAATGGCGCCTGGATGGGATGGACTTTGAATTCACCCCGCGAGGGAGCTACTGATGGGCCAGTACGTTCCTCGCCAACCGACGTTCAAGATCGACCCCGATCTGGCGGTGTATCTGCGGCAGGAACTATCCAGAGTCGCGGATTCGGTAAACCTACAGACTGACAGGTTGCGGCTCACCCCACTCGCGAAAGAGCCGACAAAGCCACGGCCCGGTGATGTCGTGTACGCCGATGGGGCGAACTGGGACCCTGGCTGCGGAAACGGTGTTTATGCGTACATCACCAACGATCTAGGCGTGGGAGTGTGGTCTTACATGACGTGTGGGTGCGAGGACACCCCCGGTGGGGGTGGGACGATTGTTCCAGTTGGCGGCCAAGCGTGGAACCCGCTGGATAAGGCGTCGGAGTTGTCGGTCTCGATTGATGACACGACTGTCACCATGGCGTCTACGCCATCTGATTACAGAGCGATACGCGCTGTTCACCCGCTGGGTATTGCCACCAAGCGCTATTGGGAAATCACCATCACTGCAGATGGTGGCGTGTCTCCCCCCTATAGCATGGTGGGGCTCATGTACGCAACCGGCAATCTCAACAGCTTTGTTGGGGCCGGGGTTGGCGAGTACGGGTATGCGACGAAGGAGGGGTGTCGCTATGCCAGCAATGTCAACAGTTTCCCATTCGCGCCAGGATCATGGGCTACGGCAAGTGTCGGCGACACGATGATGTTTGCTGCAGACACATCGGCAAATCAGATCTGGTGGGGCAAGAACGGGACATGGTTCAACACTGGTGATCCAGTAGCCGGTACAGGCTCTGTCGCCGGCGCTGACGCTGCCCACCACCCCGCGACATCGCTCTATAGCCTCGGAGCACAGCAAGTAGCCAATTTTGTTGGACCTTTTCTATACACACCCCCGGCAGGGTGGGCAGGATGGTAATGAGACAAGCCACAGAGTCAGATGCAGTCCACCATTTTGACGTTATGCACCACTTCGCCGGCAACGTCTATGCCAAGGGTTACTCCATTGCTGCAGGGTATCGCCTGGTGCAGCACAAGCACGAAGAAGCACATCTGTCGATCTTGGCGGTCGGTCGAGCGATTCTTATGGTGGACGGCGAACGGCGGGAGATTGTGGGGCCGGTGTGCGTCACGATCGAGGCGAACAAGCATCACGGCGTAAAGGCGTTGACCGACTGTGTTTGGTATTGCTTGCATGCCGACGATCCAGACCACGACCAGATCATTGAGCCCGACAACGAAGAGATGGAGCGGATGCTCAATGAACTTCTATAAATTAACCGATGATCTCGACGTGGGGCCGCTGGAGCGGCGCCTTGTGGGACAGCCCAACCTATTCGGCCGTCGTATGGCACGCGCAGATAGCTACGCGCATGGCGCGATGACGGATATCTGGGTGCGCTACAACGCGCCGGAAAACCAAGGTCCGCACTTCAATGACGAGCACGATTCGGTCTGGTATCCAGAATCTGAAGAGATGCCAGAAGTTCGTCCCGTATGTCACGCGCTGATGTGGTCTGTATGGGGTACGCGCTTGGGCGGTGTGCTGATCACAAAACTGCCGCCAGGCGGGAAGATCCATTCGCACGTCGATGGCGGATGGCACGCTGGCTATTACAAGAAATTCTATGTGCCCATCGTCAACGACGAGGGCGCAGTTTTCGGGTTTCCGGAGGGCGAGATTCACGCCAAGCCGGGCGAGGTGTGGGCGTTCAGGAATGACGTTCCGCATTGGGTCAACAACGATTCGCAGCGCGACCGCATTGCGATGATCGTCTGTATTCGGACGTAAGGAGTCTCATATGCCATGGGGTGCAGCAATCGCGGCCGGAGGGGCCATCATCAGTTCTTCGATTCAGGCCGATGCAGCGGGAGACGCGGGGTCATCCAGCCAGAACAAGATTGATCCTCGCATTGAAAAATACATCTACGGGGCCGATGGAAATGGCGGCCTTCTGGGCGATGCAAACGCCTGGTATCAGGGCAACAAAACCGGCCTAAACGACCAGATGCGCCAGGGCCTGAACCAGCAATGGCAGACCTACAACGATCCCTCTGTCATGGCGGGATATCGCCAGCAGCAGAATCTGGGTTCTGGCCTGCTGGGCGCGCCGGTAATGGGCAACCCCTTCTCCGACGGCCGCATGTCGCTGCTCGGCGGGTCTCAAGGTGGTGGCGGCTCATCACTCGGCGGCCCTCCTGCTCGGCAGCAGTTCCCGAGCTACCAGCCTGCATATGGTGGACAAGTTCCACCCCCTGCAACCGCAGGCAGTGGCCCATTCGCCGCGCCACCGCCAGCCGCACCCTCCCCAGTGCAAGCGCCGGCGCCATCCCCTTATTCCGCGCTCCCTCCTGGGCAGCTGAGCAATGAGTACCAGGGCGGCTGGCGGTTGATGGCCGACCCTTCGACTGGTCAGCCATTCTGGGCGGATAAGAACGGGAACAACGTCGGCTTCTATGACGGCGGAAACACTGGAAATGGAGGCGCATGATGTCTGTGCTCTACAACTACACCAAGGCTGACGGCTCGATCACCAACAGCCCCTACGAGTACGGCGCGAACGGTCAACAGATCGCATCGAACCAGTACCAAGGAAGGGCGGACGGCACCGACCCGACGAAGGTCACTTACGCCACGCCGCAAGGTGCTGGAGACTTCTTCGGCGGTGATGCCGGCCCCGTGGTGCGCGACCCCGTCTACGGTGCAAGCGCGGGCCGCTACCAACTTGGCGGCGCTCAACCCATGCCCAAGCCTGGAATGAATGGCGGCGGTGCGCAGCTCGGCGGATCAAACGCGACCTACGGCCCGAATCCCTACCTGCAGGACCAGGCCAACGGCATTCAGAACCAGGTTAACCAGAACCTGAGCCAGAACATCATGCCTGGCATCCGCTCTGCCGCGCAGGGGAATGGTCAGTATGGCTCATCGCGCCAGGGCATCGCCGAAGGTGTCGCAGCAGGCAATGCATCAGGCCAACTCGGATCGGCGCTGGCGGGCCTCTACGGTGGCGCGTACAACACCGATCAAGCCAACCAGACTGCACGGATCGGGCTGAGCAACAACTACAACCTCGGCCTTGGTGGCCTGGGGAATCAAGCCACGGCGCAGAACCAGAACTTCTACACCCAGCAGCGCGGGCAGGATTTGCAGCAATACGGCCTCGGTTCTTCGCTGTTCGGCTCTGGCGTCAATGGGCAACTGGGGTTGGGTCAGGGCATGTACGACACCGGCAATACGGCGTATCAGGCCCCGTTGGGGGCGTTGCAACAGTACAGCAACACACTCACGCCTTACACGGGTCTGAACAGCTCGCAGCAGCAATCCATCCAGGGCGGTGGTGGCGGATTGAACGGTGCTGTTGGCGGCGCGTTGGCCGGGGCTCGTCTGGGCCAGAACCTGGGCTTTGGCTCCAGCGGCGGAAACTACGGCCAAGCGGCGTTCAGCCAGACGGGCGCAGGCTCCAGCGGCTTCGGCACCGGGCTCGCCTATGGCAATCAGGACTACGGCGCGTTCATTTAAGGGGCACACATGGGACTACTTGACGAATTCATGGGCGCCCCCGGCTCTGAGCGGGGCAATCAGATTGATGGCATGGCCATGGGCCTTCTGTCGGCCCGTGGCGGGAGGGGGCTATCCAACGCGCTTCTCGGCATGCAGCAGGCGCGCGATTCGGATCTGAAGTCCAAGCTCACCAAGGCGCAGTTGGAGAAATACCTAGCCGAAGCCGACAACGAGAAGCAGAAGACGCTTCAATTGGCGGCAGCGCAGCAGGTCGCCCAGCGCAAGCAAGGAGCACTCCCCGGGTTGTGGGATGTCGGCGCTCCTGCGGGGCCTGCCGAGATGGGTCCGCCCGAGACAATGCCGGCGTTTAACCCGATGCAGCCGCAGCCGCAGGCACGGGCTGGCGGTGGCATGCCGCAGTTCAATGTGATGAGGGCCATCAAAGAGGGCTTCTCGGCCGATGAAATCAACAAGTATGCGGCGCTATCCAATCTTGGGCGGCAAAAGGTCGCGCGTACGGTGGAAGGCGTTGGACCTAACGGCAGGCCAACAACTTTGCAATACGACGAGTACGGACAGCAAGTCGGGCAGGGCGTGGATAAGTTCTTGGCCCCTGAAGTCAAGGACATCGGCGGCAGTCTGGTCGGCCTCGATCCGGTTACCCTTCAGCGTCTCACCGAGATCAAGAAGACCCAGACCCCTGACGGCATGGCATCGAACGCGCTGGGCTGGGCGAACAACGCCACGACACAACGCGGCCAGAACATGACCGATGCACGGGCGCGTGAGGCTACGGCACTTGGAGGCCAGACCTACGATGCAGAGCGCGGGCTGACCATCAACACCCGTTCAGGTGAGGCGCGTCCAGTCATGCAGGGGGGCACTCCCATCGGCGCGAAAGAGAAGCCGCTGAACGACACGCAGGCCAAGGCGCTGCAGTTTTCATCGCGCATGGAGAATGCCGACCAGATCATCAATTCACTCTCCAAGAGCGGTACGAATGTCAGCAACCCGCTGGCAAATGTCCCCTTCGGGATCGGCACCCTGACATCGGCAATGAGCCCGGCATCCAACCAGAAACTGGAGCAGGCACAACGAGACTTCATCAACGCGGTGCTTCGCAGAGAGTCGGGGGCGGCCATCTCCCCGTCTGAATTTGAAAACGCGCGTAAGCAGTATTTCCCCGCCATGGGCGATTCGCCAGAAGTCATCGCGCAGAAGGCGCAAGCCCGCGCACTGTCCACGGCCGGCATCAAGGCCGAAGTCCCGAAAGGCGCTCCGAACCTCTTGCAGGACCTTGAGGCCAACGGCAAGCGCAGTGCCGTTTCTGGCGGTGGTTGGTCTGTGACGAAGGTGAAGTAATGGCGAAATACCGCATCACCGCGCCTGATGGGCAGTCTTACGAAGTGAACGCCCCGGAAGGAGCGACCGAACAAGACGCCATGGCCTACGTGCAGAAGAACCTTTACAAGCCCAAGGCTGCAGAGAAAGGCCCGGACCCCAGCGAAGGAGGAATCAACTTCCGCCCATTCGGCCTGGACACGGGCCTTGAGATGCCGCAGGGCCTGTCACGGTTCCTGGCGGGAGCGGGCAAGGGCATGACCGACATCGGCAGGGGCGCAGCGCAGATGGTGGGCGCCATCGACCGGCAAGACGTTGATGAGATCAAGAAGCGCGACGCACCGCTGATGAACACGGGCGCAGGTATGGCTGGCGATGTTGTCGGACAGATCGCGCCTGCCATACCATTTGCGGCGGCGGGCATCCCCGCTGCGATCGGCGTAGGCGCGGCGCAAGGGGCTTTGACGCCCGTTGGCACGCAAGACAGCCGCCTCCAGAACATGGCCATTGGTGGAGGTCTTGGCGCTGCCGGGCCTGTGCTCGTGCGGGGCGGCAATGCCGCATACCAGGGCGCGAAGTCGCTCGTTCAGCCTCTCACTCGCAGTGGACAAGAGCAGATCGCGGCCGACGTGCTCCGCGCATCCGCCACCAACCCGCAGGCTGCAGCCGCCAATCTCGCCCGTGCCAGGGAGTTCGTGCCGGGCAGTTCCCCGACCGTGGGGCAGGCCGCGCAAGACCCTGGGCTGGCCCAGTTGGAGCGCACACTACTGAACAACCCCGAGTACGCCGGCCCGCTGAATTCGCGCTTCGCCGCACAGAAGGCTGCGCGGTCGAAAGCGGTCGCCGATGTCGCTGGCAGCGATGAGCACTACAACGCCATCAAGGATGGTCGCCGCATCTTCGCGAACGACGACTACAGCAACGCGATGAAGCAGGGCATCGACGGCGACATGGCGAAGTCGCTGGAGCCGCAGATTCAGAACCTGATGGAACGCCCATCCATGCAGCAGGCCCAGAAAACCGCGATCCGACTGGCGAAGGAGAATGGCCAAGACCTGTCGAACTTCGGGTCTGTTGAGGGAATGGACTGGCTCAAGAAGGCGCTGGACAACCAGATCAGCAAAGCCTCAATGCCGGGCAGTTCCATCGGCAAAGAGGATCTGAAGGCGCTTCTGCAGACAAAAAGCGACCTGATGTCTACCTTGGAAGCGGTTTCCCCCGCGTACAAGGCCGCGAACGACAACTTCGCCAAGATGTCGGGGCAGGTCAACAGCATGGACGTGGCGCGCAACCTGCAGTCGCAACTCAACCGGGCCGGTAGCGAATACTCAACCGGTGGCGGCAAGGAGATGGGCGACGCCTACATGCGCGCACTATCCAACGCCAAGGAGTCGGTGAAAAAGTCCACCGGCATGAACAAGGGAATCTCTGACGTGATGAACACGCCGGACATCGCGGCCCTGGAGGGCGTGGCCCTCGATCTTGGCAGAAAGTCATACGCAGAGACGGCGGGTCGGGCTGCGGGTTCCCCCACTGCGCAGAACATGCTCAGTCAGAACATGCTGCGCCGGGTGCTCGGCCCTGCTGGTCTGCCTGAGTCGTGGGCAGAAAACAGCATTCTGCAGGCCGCGCTCTCGCCCGTTCAGATGGCCGGAAAGTTCACCGGGGTAGAGCGCAAGGTCATGGACCGGATCGCGGCAGGGTTGCTAGATCCACAAGACGCTGTCGGCCTACTGTCGGCCAGCTCGCCGCAAAAGAAGCAAGCAATCCTGAGCCTTCTCGGTGGAGAAATTCCGCGCAGGCTAGCGACCCCAGTGGCTCCGGCGATTGGACTTCTTCCAAACCGGTGAGAACAGCCGAGTCTTGACCGGGCCTTCTGGCAAGAACCGCCAGAACACCCAAGCGATGAAGTAGACGAAGCACAAGAAGAGAGCGGCTACCAAGGATTTCAGCAGGATAGCCCAGACCATCGCATCCATATCACCCCCGAAGGCCGCCCTAACCAGGCGGCTTTTTTCATTGTAGAGGAGCGCCAATGCCCATTGCCTCATCCGCGCAGTACATCAGTCAGTTGAACGCTTTGTGGCCATTGGGCAGCGATCAGCGCGGGACTGCTGCACCGCAACTCCGATTGTTGACCTATGTTCTGCAAACGCAGTTCCCGAACTTTGGCGCGGGGCCGGTCACAGTGACCAACACCGATCTGAACACGGTGGGCGTCACACAGACCCTCGGCGACTCCAGCACCAAGGTCGCGAGCACCGCATTCGTTCAGAACGCAATCGCCAACGTCAACTCGACATCAGGCATTCCAACCGCGTCCATCGTCACCGGCACGACCCAGGCCGCAGTGGCAGGTGCGCACTACATCCTGACCAACGCAGCAGCTACCACGGTCACGCTGCCGGCGTCCGCAACGCTCGGCGGGAATCTGTGGATCACGGTTGCCAACGGCAGGGTTGACAACGTCGTCGCGCGCAACGGCTTGAACATCATGAAGCTCGCCGAGAACCTGACGCTTGACGATCCATACGCCCGAATTCTTCTTCGTTACGTAGACGCCACCAACGGCTGGAGGATCATCAATTGAGCGCCCTATCCCAATTCACCGGCAGCAGCCGTGCAATCGCCACGATTACAAACCAGTGTTCGACCGGCACACTTGTGCCGCTTGGAACATCGATCTTAAATGCCCGATCGATCTCTACCGCTGCTTTCACTGCGAACACCCTTCAGACGGTCCTGAGCCTCACCGGCAGTGGGTCGCTGAACTTCGCGGCGGTACGCGCCGAGGATGGCACATCCAGAACCGTGCGGATCAAGATCCTGATCGACGGTCGCACGGTCTTTGATGCCACCTCTGCCGCAACCACGAGTCTGTTGGGACTGGTGGCGGTCGGGTACGTCGTCCGAACGTCTGATGGCACGAGCGCTTATGCAAACGCTCTTCCGCAGTTCGTCCCATTCCTCGCGTCGTGCCAAGTGCAGATCGCATCATCCCTCTCCGAAGCGGCGGGCGGTGTTCTGCCGTGGGTCAACTATGAGGTGAACGCGTGACGTGGCAGAGGTACTGCAAAGCCTCGCCCGTCGTCCCGCGAAGGCTTTTCACATCCCTGCTGGGCGCTGGCGCGCTGCAAGCCTGTGGAGGCGGTGGAGGGGGTTCTGCGGCGACAACGAAGACGCTCGACCTGTGGGGCGACAGCCTGTCGTCTGGCGATTGGTACGGCCCGAACCTGGAGCCGCACAAGCTGGACAGGCCTTCTGCCGTGCAACTCCGTGCTCTCCTGCCAGGCTGGACGGTGATCGACCACAGCTATGGAGGGCTCACGCCGGGGGAAGCGCTGGGCATCGGGGAGGTGAGGGCGGCAGCACCGCAGTTCACGCCAATACCCGGCGCGCTGACCGTGATCCGGTTTGGCACTGCATCGGCAACAGCGGAGCAGACGCCCGATTCACTGACCAACTTTGAGCGCGATCTTGACCAGTTCGTGGCGATGGCTGGGAAACGCGCTCTACTGATCGGCACGGACTCGCGCTATCCCGCGTATGACGGCGTTATCCGGTCTGTGGCTACTCGGCATGCGTTGCCCTACGTAGACATCACTGGCGCGCCTGTGGTGGTGCTGCAAGGCCCTCACGTAGATCAAGCCACATCCGACGCCACCACGGCACTGATTGCGAGCGCTGTAAGGAGTGCAGCATGAGCGCAAAAGAGGAAACCACAGCAGCAGTCGGAACAAAGTTGATTGCACTGTCGGGCGCATTTGCCGCCAGCCAGCTTGTTGAGATGACGCAATGGATCGAATTCATCACAAAGATCGTGATCATGTTTTCGGCCATCGTCTATCTCTTTTTGCTGTGTTGGAAGAACTGGGTGCGAGCTATCGCCACGGACAGGGGTTGGCTGGACAAATACCCGTCGCTGCGCCGTCATGTACAGATCCATGACCCCAAAGAGACCGAGCCCGCACCGCTCGCATTCCCTGAACTACCGAAGGCTGATCATGGTACTCCCCCCAAGAAGTGAAGCCCGCCTAGCCGGCGTCCACCCCGCGCTGGTCAAGGTCGTCCACCGTGCGGCCGAGATCACAGATCTGGACTTCATCGTCACCGAAGGGCTCAGGACCATCGAGCGACAGAAGGAACTGTTCGCCAAAGGCGCAAGCCAGACTATGAACAGCAAACATTTGACGGGCCACGCTGTTGACCTGGCGGCAATGGTGGGGACAGAGGTACGGTGGGATTGGCCGCTGTATCACCGACTGGCCGCGATCATGAAGCAGGCAGCGAAAGAGGTTGGCGTTGAAATAACCTGGGGCGGGGATTGGGCGAGTTTCGCCGATGGTCCGCATTACCAGATCGACCCGGCAAAGTACCCAGCTTAGAACTGCTCACCAAACTTGCTCATCACGTATGCGCGCATTGCCGCAACCAGCAGCGTAGGTCCTTCCGCTTGGTTTTTTGTGCTTCCGTACCATCCGTCATAGCTTTCCACTGCGCCTACGCCGGCAGTCCATCGATCATCAACCATGTTGATGTATTTCGGTGCCAGAACACAGATGTTCTCGCGCTCAATGATCGGACCTCCAAGAGCCCAGTCCGTGCTTGGCGAATAAGGCTTGCTGAAGTCGGGCCGCCCGTCAACCATCCGCCAACACGCGCCAGGGCGAGGTGGGTTGACCATGAAATTCTCAAGACAACACCCGGCGTCTTCAGCTTCTGACACCCAGAAATCCAGGGCTGCCCCTTCGAGTTCTACCGCCTTCACCTTCGGAGTATTCATGGCACTAGATCCAATCACTGCTGCGCTTGATATTGGCAGCAAAATCATCGACAAGATTTTCCCAGATAAACAGGCCGCTGACGCAGCTAAATTGAAGCTGCTGGAGATGCGCCAGACTGGTGAGCTTGCTCAGATGGCGAACGACACCACGCTCGCGCAGGGTCAGAACGAAGTCAACAAGATTGAGGCGGCTAGCACTCGCCTGTTCGTGGCTGGCTGGCGCCCGTTCATTGGCTGGATTTGCGGCGTTGCGTTCGGGTTCAAGTACATTGCCGGCCCGCTGCTGGTGACTATCGGCTCCATGTGGGGCATGGATGTCAAGTTGCCGGTGATCGACGCCAGTGAGCTTCTGCCGATCCTGCTGGGCATGCTGGGTCTTGGCGTGATGCGCACCGCAGAAAAGGTGAGGGGGGTAGCGTGACTATGGACACCTTCGCCAAAGTGCTGCGCGTAGTCGTGATCGTGATGGTCTTTTTCGGCCTGAATAGGTGCATCACTGATCCTGTGCCGGCAACGTCCGTGATGGGTATCCGATCAAAGATCTGATCTTCATTCTTCGGGGATAGCATTGACGGCGAACGGCGAGGGATATCGTGCGTAGCGGTCCTGGACCTGCTCAGGCTCTGTGCCCCAGAGGTGCGCAATAGCGTCCCGCAGCTCAGACATCAGTCGCTGGCCCTGCGCGGTGTTCCGGCCAGACCACTCGTGGCCGATTGGCGCCAAGAAGCTGTAGGCCCAGATCAAACCGGTCAGCGCGACATCGCGGTCGGTCTTCTGTAGTGAGCCATCGCCGCGCTCAGGCACAGCGAGCAGATCGCGCATCTCAATTTCTTGCGCTGGCGTGGCTCCAGTAGCCAGCAGCACAGCGGCAATCTGCATACGTGTTTCTTCGTTCGTCATGTGTATCTCCGATCAGCAGATATGTGGTTCCACGCCCATAGCCTGGCGTGCAAGGCGGTAGGCATCGGCGGAAAACTGCTGCTCTTCGCGCGCAACATCGCTGACGCTACTGAGATGCGATGCGGCACGGTCTGTCCAGAACCGGGACGCCTCGTAGATGCCGTTGGCGCGGCGTTGCAACTGCGCCGCCGTCATGCTGGCGGTTTCGTTGGCGTCGCTCATATGACGGCTCCATGCAGCCGGCGCAAGTAGCCGCCCCACAGCGACTCCAGGCGGCAGCGCTGCTGCCAGCGGCGGCGGTGGCGTTGCTTCATGGTGTGGCCGCCTTCATTGCAGCCGCAATGGCCTCGCGCAGCGTGTTGCCGACCATGCGTTGAGTGGTGTGCCGGTAGTCGCCGCGCACGGTCCAATCCTTCGGGTGCCCGATGGTGCCGCCCCATGCGCTGCCGAACAACTTGCGTTCAAGCCAGTCCAGCATTGCGGCATCGCCTGGCTCGGCCCAGTCCTGCGGATCGTAGGCCAGCGTGTGACCTTCGGCGCTCTTGGGAGCGTGCGGTGTAGCTGCCACT